TTCAGAATGTTTTCTGCTGTCTGCTGTGGTGTTTGGTTGGAATTGTCCAACCAAAAGCCGATCCGTGGTGTTGTCTGCATTTTACTAAATACAAATTTGTTGTTCTCTAATCTGATTCTATACCACTCTGTCTATACCGTTCAATAAATATCTGTTCCTTGCCTGAAGGTATCCTCTTCGAATGCCCGCAGGCTTTTTTTATTTTTTCTCATTCAGGGGTGCGTTTCTCCCCTCCTTTCGAGGACGGAAGACATGAAGGGAGAACAACAAAGAATCGAGGTGATGACATGAAACTCAGACACAGAATCCGCATCAACGTCACGGACAGCTCCGGACGCAGGACAAAGGTAGTAAGCAGCGGTGTCCGCCACCTTCCGATGAAACTCCTCACAGCTCTCTTCGGGGAAAACACGGAAGTACTAATCCTCTCTCCTGGTCAGAGCGTCCAGTCAGTAGAAATCCATGAAATGAAAGGAGGCGAAACAAATGACTCAGGAAGAACTGCTTAAGGCAATCGCAGAAGATTTCCGCAGAACAGCCGACCACATTGAAAAGCTCACAGGTGTAGAAAGCCCCGCCGATCCTAAAGCGGAAACGGCCCCGTCTGCAGAAAACGTACCGGATGAAAAGCCGGTGACACTCGAGGAAGTTCGCACGGTTCTCTCTGCAAAGAGCAGCGAAGGCTATGGAAGCCAGGTCCGCGATCTCATCCACTCATTCGGTGCAGAGAAGCTCAGCGCGGTCGATCCCTCACACTACAGGGAAATGCTGAAGAAAGCTGAGGTGATCGGGAATGCCGACTAATCACGCAATGCTCTCTCCTTCCAGTGCGCACAGGTGGCTTCACTGCACGCCTTCTGCACTGCTCGAGAAGTCCTTCAGTGATACCAGCTCTCCTGCTTCAGCGGAAGGAACTGCCGCCCATGCCCTTGCTAACCACAAAGTAAAGCGAGCTCTCAAGCGTCGCAGCAAACGTCCGGTGTCTGATTACAACACAGACGAGATGGAGGAATGCACTGACGATTACCGCGACTTTGTCATGGAGCAGCTTGGCAAGGAAAGACAGACCTGCAGTGATGCTCAGGCTTACACGGAGATCGAACTTGACCTTTCAGCTTACATTCCGCATGGCTTCGGGACCAGCGACTGCATCATTGTTTCCGATAACAGGATGCATGTCATTGATCTGAAGTACGGTCAGGGAGTGCTCGTGGGGTCAGAAGAAAACCCGCAGATGATGCTCTATGCACTCGGCGCACTGGATCTCTTCGGAGATCTGTACAACTTCGAGGAAGTATCGCTGACCATCTTCCAGCCGAGACGGGACAATATTTCGACCTGGAACACCACGGTATCACACCTCAGGGAATGGGCAGATGAAGTCTTAAAACCTAAAGTTGCTCTGGCCAATGAAGGACTCGGCGATTACTGCTCCGGCGACTGGTGCCGCTTTTGCAAAGCAGCAGTCAAGTGCCGTGCAAGAGCCGAAAAGCAGCTCGCTCTCGCAAAGTACGAATTCCAGAAGCCACCCCTCCTCTCGGATGAAGAGATTGATGAGATCCTTCCCGATCTCGATCCACTGATGAAATGGGCTGAAGATCTGATGCAGTATGCCACAGATGAAGCTGCCGAACATGGGAAGAAGTGGAAAACCTACAAACTTGTCGAGGGGCGCTCAAAGAGAAAGTACACAGATGAGCAGGCTGTATCAGAGGCCGCGAAGAATGCCGGCTATACCGACATTTACAGGAGAAGCCTCATCCCCATCACGGAAATGGAACGCCTGATGGGTAAGAAAACGTTCCATGAAGTCCTTGGCGGACTTGTGATGAAGCCGCCGGGCAAACCGACGCTCGTACCGAGATCGGACGGGCGACCGGAAATAATGGCAGATGATGTTCATAACGAATTCAAGGAGGAAATTTAATTATGCCTATTAACAATCATTCTACAAAAGTCGTAACCGGTATCGTAAGACTCTCTTATGCAAATGTATGGGAACCGAAGTCCATCAACGGCGGCAAGGAAAAGTACAGCGTTTCGCTGATCATCCCGAAGTCCGACAAGAAGACGATTGACGCCATCAACAAGGCAGTCGATGCCGCTATCGAGGACGGCATCAGCAAGTTCGGCGGCAAGAAGCCGAACAAGGCTGCGATCAAGCTCCCTCTCCGCGACGGTGATATTGAGCGTGATGACGAGGCCTACAAGGACAGCTTCTTCGTCAATGCCAACAGCACCACTCCGCCCCAGATCGTTGATGCTCATGTTCAGCCGATTCTTGATCGCAGCGAAGTTTACAGCGGCTGCTATGCAAGGGTATCTGTCACTTTCTACGCTTTCAACTCCAACGGAAACAAGGGCGTGGCCTGTGGTCTTGGAAATATCCAGAAGATCAGAGACGGCGAGCCTCTGGGTGCTCACAGCAGCGCAGCTGATGATTTCTCCGACTTCTCCGACAACAACGGCGATGATGATTTTCTTGGCTAATAGCAGAAAGGCAACGATATGAAAGACATTCTTGATACAGTTCTCTACATCATCTACGCCCTCTTCGGGCTCGGCGGACTGGGACTCACGATCATTATGGTCGTGATTTCCATCCGGAATACAAAGCGCGACGATGCGTTTGAGAAGGAACTGCACGACCAGAAGATGAAAAACGAGGCAGCCGCTGCAGAGCGTGACAAGGAATTCGCAGCGGAAAAACAGCAGTGGGACAAGGAATACCACGAAAGACGCATGGCTGCTCTCGAAGATCTGAAGCACTGACAACTGAATAACGGCAACATGTAACGGCGGCGGGAGGCAGAATTCCCGCCGCTTATTTTTTTATGGAGACACATTATGAAATCACTTAGTATCGATCTCGAAACATTCTCAGACGTCGATCTGAACAAGTCTGGTGTGTACCGGTACACGGAAAGTCCGGCCTTTGAGATTCTTCTCTTCGGATTTGCCAGAGATGATGATCCGGTAACCGTCCTGGATCTGACTGCCGGCGATACTGTTCCTAAAGATGTTCTGGATGCACTAACAGACGAAACAGTGACAAAGTGGGCATTTAATGCAAGTTTTGAACGGATCTGTCTTTCCGCATATCTTAGGAAATATTACCCGGAGCGCTTTGTCACCTACAGTATTCCGGAAGACAGCGTCCGAAATTACCTCGACCCGGCATCCTGGCGCTGTTCCATGATCTGGTCTGCCTATCTTGGCCTTCCCCTCTCTCTGAAAGGCGTCGGCGAGGCATTAGATCTCGAAGAACAGAAAATGGCAGAAGGCAAGGAACTCCTCCGCTACTTCTGCACTCCGTGCAAGCCGAGAAAGGCGAACAGCGGCAGAACAAGGAATCTCCCCTCTGACGCACCGGATAAATGGGAAGTCTTTAAGAAATACAACCGCCGCGATGTCGAGGTGGAAATGTCCATCAAAAAGCACCTGCGTAACTTCCCTGTCCCGGAATCGGTCTGGGAGGAATACCACATCGATCAGGAGATCAACGACAGGGGCATTCTTGTAGACCTTGAGATGGCAGAACAGGCCATTGCAATTGACAGCCGGTCAAGAGCCTCTCTTACCGAGAAGCTCAAGAAGCTGACCGGTCTTTCCAATCCGAACTCTGTCGTGCAGATGAAGGACTGGCTGAGTGCCCACGGCCTTAAGACAGATACCCTTGGCAAGAAGGCTGTGGCATCCCTTCTGGAAACTGCTCCGGATGATCTGAAGGAAGTGTTAAAGCTCCGTCAGCAGATTGCCAAATCCTCTGTAAAGAAGTATCAGGCCATGCAGAACGCTGCCTGCCGGGACCACAGAGCAAGAGGAATGTTCCAGTTCTATGGGGCAAACCGCAGCGGACGATTTTCCGGGCGGCTGATTCAGTTACAGAACCTTCCTCAGAACCACATGCCGGATCTGGCGGAGGCAAGAGCCCTCGTAAAAAACGGTGACTATGGCTCTCTTGATCTTCTCTATGATTCCGTTCCGAACGTTCTGTCCGAGCTGATCCGAACTGCTTTTATTCCCCGTCCTGGCATGAAATTCATCGTCAGCGACTTCTCTTCCATCGAGGCAAGAGTCCTGGCTTATCTCTCTGGTGAACAGCATACGATGGACTCCTTTGCCAGAGGAGAAGATATCTATTGTGCTACGGCATCAGCGATGTTCCATAAGCCGGTCGTCAAACACGGCGTCAACGGCGAGCTCCGGCAGAAAGGTAAGATCGCGGTTCTCGCCTGCGGCTATGGCGGCTCCGTCGGCGCTCTGAAGGCGATGGGAGCGCTCGACATGGGTCTGCAGGAAGAGGAACTTCAGCCAATTGTGGACGCATGGCGTGCCGCCAATCCGCATATTACGAAATTCTGGTGGGATGTCGACCGTGCCGTGAAGGAAGTTATCCGGACAAAGGGAACCAGGGAAGTCAGGGGAATCCGGTTCTTCTACAAAAGCCAGATGCTCTTTATCCATCTTCCTTCCGGCAGAGATCTGGCCTACGTGAAGCCGATGATCCAGCCGAATCAGTATGGCGGCGAATCCATCACATACATGGGCATCGGATCCACGAAGAAGTGGGAACGCATTGAATCATACGGTCCGAAGATCGTAGAAAATATTACCCAAGCAATCAGCCGCGATATTCTCTGCTACGCCATGCGGACACTCTCCCACTGCTTCATCTGCGCTCATGTACACGATGAGCTGATTATCGAGTGCGGCATGGACGTATCCGTTGATGCGGTCTGTGAACAGATGGGCAGAACTCCTCCATGGGCACCCGGCCTTCTGCTCCGTGCGGACGGCTACGAATGCGAATTTTATAAGAAAGACTGACGTTTCTGACGGGCAGACGCACTTTTTAATCCGAAGGGGTGCGTTTTGCCCGTCTTTTTGAGGACGGAAGACATGAAGGAGGTGCTCATCCATGACCGATGAACAGAAAACCCGTATCTTCCGTATGAGAGAACAGGGAATGAGCTATGACGCGATTGCCGAGGCCCTCTCCCTTTCCAAGAATACCGTCAAGTCTTACTGCCGCAGAAACGGCCTCGCCGGAAGGCGTGTCCCGGCACAGGAAACGTCAGATGAACCCGCTGAGTTCTGCCCGAACTGTGGAAAGCCTGTCCGGCAGATTCCCGGAAGAAAACATATCCGGTTCTGCAGCAGTGCCTGCCGTCAGGAATGGTGGAACAGGCATCTGGACCAGGTGCACAGGAAAGCTATATATGAATTTACTTGTGCCTGCTGTGGTAGACCATTCAAAGCCTATGGCAATGCACATCGGAAATACTGCTCCCACGCCTGCTATATCGCAGACCGGTTTGGAGGTGATCTGCATGAGTAAGAAGGATTTCGAACGGGAAACCGACTATATGCTCTCCATCCAGATTGCCAAGAATCTCCTAGAGAAGGGGCTTCTCACCGAGGAGGAATACGCAGTAATTGATACAAAACTGATTGAGAAATACCAGCCGAAATTCGGCACATTATTCTCGGAAACAACTTGATGTGTGTGGCCTTCAGAGTGATCTATAGACACGGAAAGGAGCTGATTTTATGGGAAAAATCACGAAGATCGAGCCAACTGTAAAGGCTCTTCCGAAAAGGAAAAAAGTCGCAGCTTACGCCCGTGTCTCGATGGAAACCGAGCGGCTGCACCATTCGCTTTCTGCCCAGGTAAGCTACTACTCCGATTTGATTCAAAAGAATCCCGAATGGGAGTACGCCGGTGTGTATGCCGACGAAGGAATCTCTGGTACAGATACCTCAAAGCGGCCTGAATTCCAGCGCCTGCTTTCCGACTGCGAAGCAGGGAAGATCGACATCGTTCTAACAAAAAGCATCAGCCGATTTGCCAGGAACACTGTAGACCTTCTGGAGACTGTCCGGCACCTGAAGGAACTCGGAATTGAAGTAAGATTTGAGAAGGAAAATATCAATTCACTCTCCGGTGACGGTGAGGTCATGCTGACGCTTCTGGCTTCCTTTGCTCAGAGCGAGTCCGAAAGCATCTCCACCAATGTGAAATGGGGAATCCGAAAGCGAATGCAGGCTGGTCTGCCCTACGCCAACGGACACATGAACGTTTACGGATACCGCTGGGAAGGCGACGAGCTGGTCATTGTTCCCGAAGAAGCGGCAGTCGTAAAAAGGATTTACCAGAACTTCCTTGATGGGAAGTCGAGGCTGGAGACCGAGAAGGAATTCGCCTCTGAAGGAATCACAACCCGCGCCGGTGCACGATGGGTAGATTCCAACCTGAAGGTTGTGCTTTCGAACGTCACCTACACCGGCAACATGCTCTACCAGAAGGAGTACATCACCGACCCGATTACCAAAAAGGTAAAGAAGAATCACGGCGAGCTTCCCCAGTACTATGTGGAGAATACTCACCCGGCCATCATCGACAAAGAAACCTTCGACTATGTGCAGCGTGAGATGGCCCGTAGAAAAGAACTCGGGTGCTTCGCAAACAAAGCCCTGACGCTCAACTGCTTCTCAACGAAGATCAAGTGCGGCTGCTGCGGCAGGAGCTTTGTACGATCAAAAAGAAGAAACCGGGCCAAGAGCAGTAATCTCGGAGAATACGATGTTTTCTGGCTCTGCACAAGCCGCAAGAAGAAAAAGCATCCCGGACAGGTTGACTGCACCAGCGGAGTTATCCGGGAGTCGGTTCTCAAGGAAGAAATCGCTAAGGTTCTCAGCCTTCCCGATTTTAACGAAGATGCCTTTACCGCAAGGGTAAAGCAGATCACCATCCCGGAAACCGGAACGCTCATCTTCGAATTTACCGACGGCACCACGCTAGAGCACCATTGGCACCGCAACTTCAAAAAGGATGCCTGGACCAAAGAACTGCGGGAACAGGCATCGGCGTATCGCCGGACGCACCCAGCAAACAAGAAGGGAAAGACCTGCTTCACCACCAAAATCCGCTGCGAGAAATGCGGCGGCAATTACCGCAGGCAGGCGGTGACGATGGCCGATGGCCACCAGAACAGCTACTGGCACTGCTGCAGCGGCAAAAGCCTGCGAGACGACCACCTGAAAGAGCTCACTGCTGAGGTGCTTGGGCTTGAAACTTTCGACGAAGAAGTTTTTCTGAAGCAGATCGACTACATTTCCGTCCGGGACGTCACGCATCTCACCTTCCATTTCTACGACGGCCATACTGAAGAACGAGAATACGAATTTCGTAAAGAAGGTGTCAAATGGACCGATGACCGCCGCGTAAAGCAGACGCAGGCCATCCGTGAAAGCTTCACTCCGGATCGAAGGCAGAAAATGAGTAAAAAGATGAAGAAAATAAGGAGTGAGAAATATTGGAACAGCAAAAGAAAGTAACAACGATTCCGGCTTCCATCA